TTCATGACAAGGTGCGTATCTATAAAGGTGTTGTTTCTAAGGTCGATCCGCCCAAGACAGTGACTATCGCCGGCAAGCCCGTACTGATCACCAAAGAGTCCAAGGCCAAGTTTGTCAAGATCGAACACCTCAAGGACGCCAAGAAGGCCGACGCGTGATCGTAATCCCCATGATCAAATAAAATATTTATATATAATATACAAATGCCACCGTCAAAATACGTGTACACCGGGAAGAAAGACGCGAAAATGCGTATGATTTTCCGCGGACCAAAAGGCGGACTGTTTGTGCGTGGACCCAGCGGAAAGAAGATCCCACCCGCCATGGGGAACAGCCGTGCTCGTAGCCCCGTTCGCCGCGGCCTGTTCGGTCGTCGTTAAATTACATTTTACATAAAAGTTTTGAACACGATAAATATCGTATTCGAATCAGAAAAAATCCGTGATATCTGTTTTTGAGACTTTGTCTGCCTTATGGTCTCTCACAGGAATATCAAGACGCTTCAAGGATTGTGCCACGGGGTCCTGATCTCTTTTCGAAACTTGAGTTACGGCGTATTCTTCCCCCATCTTGTCTTTTTCTTTCTTTTCGATGCCTTGTTGAACGTGAGATCTGCAATATCCGCCCGACACTGCCATCCGAGTGCACTGTTTCTTAGCCGCGGTCACTCCTTTGCATCGTTGTCTTTCTGTCGCGAACACAGCGTGGCGCTCCAACATGTCTGCTTTGTATTTTTTCACGAGCGTGGTAAAATCGAGATGATACTCGGTCGACACTCGGAGGAGAAGATCGTCTACGACCGTGCTCACTATGATCTCCGCACAGTCTTCTAAACGCCTCACCGCGTTTACGGCTTCGGAAAGAGCTATCACGAAACTGGGATCCATGGTATGGTATTTACACGAATACATTATTTATGTAAGAGAATGACGATATCACATATCTTGTGCGATTTTGATAGCCTTTTCCACGGCCTTGGCAAAGTTGTTTGTGCCTGCAAACTCGAGGACTCGCTCTCGGTGCTCTACGACGTTAGTTCTCATGGTCGCGATGTCATCATCCGTCAGAGAATCCAGTAATTTCTGGAGTTCCGCTCCCGTTGTTATGTTGCGTTTTTTGAGATCGAAGTAGGCACCTCGCTTCCCCTCTGGAACGAGTTCCGAAAGTTCGTCGAACATATTTCCGTAATACAACGGGATGCACCCGGCACTCAGAGCATCATAGAACTTCTCCGATACGTACCCTGGGGCGTCGCAGTTTTCGACGACCAGATCGAACACGAAGTTTTGCTTGTGGTCGACGGTCGTTTTATCGTCCTGAGAACGATGATTTCCGTGGCCCAGTTTTACGTTGACCCCGTCGGCTACCGAAGCCCAGTTCATCCCGAACACGGTCACGTTCTCCTGACCCTTGACGAGATCTTCGCGCAAGCGGTCGAGGCAACGCATGTGTACTCCTTGGACGGCGTACGTGGGCTGATTGAACAGATCCGGTCTTCGCTCGAGAACGAGACATACCGACTTTCCGCGTCCTTTGTTTTCTCTGAGGAGAGACGCACGATCCAGGGGATCTTCGAGAGTTCCGTGGTGACAATTGTGGGGAGCGAACACGGATGGCATCGACCGCAGCAAAGGTTGGAAATACGTGAGAGCCACGTCGAAATGTTCTTTGAGGAAAGCGAGGCTCCATTGACCGGCGTGGCGAATGTTGGGGCTTTCGAGAGTGTACACGATGCGGCGAAGATCTTTGCGCTGTTTCAAAAAGTCGAGAGGTACGTCGCTGGGATTGCACAGACTCACGAGAACCGTTGCGTTTTCGGGTATGTTTGGCGCGTTCGTAAACCCGTTGAGAAGATTAAACTTACCGTTATTGTACCCGTCGAGCCCGCGGAGGAGAGTCATCTGCCACTCGTCGAGAGCGAACGATCTTTTCTCGTATCGTTTGCGGGCGTTCAAGAAGTCTTCGGTCGCTTTCATGTTGAAATGGAAAATGTACATATCTTGGAATTTTTCGAAATCGTAACCGAACATTTTGTTACCTTGTTCGAAAAACTGGGGTTTCACGGAGCGATCGGTGGACCCTAGCCGGTATCCTAGATGGTGTTTTCGGACGACCACGTGAGGGGCGCTCACGAGAAGCGTTTTGCACAGTTCTCGGTCGGGTTCCGGTTTCCCGTCTGGATCTCTGAAACGTGCGTTCCAAATTGGCCCCGCGGCGATGGCGAGATCGCGTTCCACGAGATAACACGACGTGTCGATCAGATAATTACCCGGACCGTAGACTGCGTGCGAGATGCCTCCGAGGGATTCGCAGTTATCAAAACCCACGCGTGTCCCGTTAGAATCTATGAGATAACGAAGACAGTATCCCCATTTTGCCTTGGCGCGCATGGTTTCTCTGACGAGGTCCGCGTATTGAGTGGGAGACACGAGGTTATCGTCGTCGAGATACGCTATGTAATCTGCGTCTATCAGGAAAGGAACGGAGCCGTACACTCTGTGGCCGTTCCACCCACCGTACCCGATGTTTTTAGGTAGAACGAGCTTCACGATGGGATGCTTGCCTTCGAATTTAGAAAGAATGATGTCCACCTTGGCCTCGAGATCTTTGCCGTCGACGACGATCCAGTGTTCTATGTTCGGAAGCGTAGACTTTTGAACGGAGTCGATGCACGCTTCGAGATACTTGCCTCCGGTGGTCGGCGTGATGATGGCGACCTTCGGCAACCGAAGTTGCCTGCGATGATGATTCACGAGATTGTGCATGATGCCGTCCGCATCGGAGTCGTCTATTTCTACGACGTCGTTCGTGCGAGGATCGTGGCGACCCCACTGAGACACGTTTCTGCATATCGTGATTTTCGGATGGTCGTGTGCGAGAACGCTCAAGATGCTCTGGTCGTGTCTGCAATCTATGATATCGGAGTCTTTCCCCGAATCGTTCACCATATCGAGTTCAAGACACCACGTGAGGTACTGCTCGACGAACGCTCGCGACTCGGGGCAGTTTTTGTATATCTGAAACGCCGCGTCGAGCATGATGCTATCACCCGCGTCCGGACCTCCAAGACGGTTCAAAATAGACTTCTTGGTCCATTTCTTGACTCGATAATCGTTCTTCGGGTCGCTCCAGCTCCCGAGACGTTGTAGGAGAATCGGATTTTTGTTCTCGACGTGGAGTACGTACGGGCGCACGGAACGCTCGAAAATCATGGTGCTATCGGTATATACGATGATCGTGTCGTCCGGTTGCTGCGACATGACGTTCTTGATGAGAAAGGGCTTCCAACACCAGAATCCATAACCCCGTGTCCCTTCAGTAAAATGGTCTGGATACGTTTCCATGAGCCATTGAATGTCTTTGGGTTCGTAGACATAAAACTCGTCGAACTCCCCGGTCGTCAGCGCTGAATGACGAAGCGCCGCTGCGGACCCCAAGAACTGAGGAGTTCCGAACGTGATTCCTACGACTCGCATTTGTGGTATGAGATAAAAAATTATGCCTGTTTTTACATGAAATATGACGATATCATGACATGTACTTGTTGCCTAAGCGATAGAACCCGTCGGCTCTTTTGACGAGGCCCATGCTGCGTAAGCTGGAAAGTTGCGTGAACCCGATCTTTTCGTGTCGCTTGTGTTTCTGGAGCGCCTTCTTCGCCGAGTCGACGCTCGAAAACGGACTTTTCTTTATGCGTGATGGGTTGATAGAATACGGCGTCGTCTTCGAATTCACCATTTATGAAGTACAATATTTTTGTCAATATACACGCATATCGACAAAACTTGTATAAAAGAATGATGTGTTATCTGAGATAAAATGGAATTTGAGCATTATAATGGCAGATGGTGTGGACCAGATATATTTGACAAGAACTTGCGGCATCTGTTTTGTATTTATAAATTGACTCTGCGTTCGACAGGAATGTCATATATCGGTCAGACTTTATCTACGAAAGATAGGTTTGATTTACATTGTTCATCTGGATCGAGATGTAGATTTATTTCTAATGCTATACAAAAACATGGTTGGGAGTCGTTCGATGTGATTATTTTACAAAAGGATTTGCTTCTTGATGAAGCAAACGATATAGAAGATAAGTTGATAAAAGAATATAATACATTGGCTCCGTATGGTTATAATCTGAAGACGGGAGGTAATAATATTATTTTTAGCAAAGAATCTAATAGAAAGAAGAGCC